ATTTACTGTTCCTGTCATACCCAAATCATCAGAAAATTGAACTATGAAGGAATCTTTCACCTCACCTTGTTTAATGTCAAACTCACCCAACGGACGGATAAATGAAATATCATGTTTTTTTAATTGTGCATTAAATTTTTTTCTAAACTGCTCAGGTGTTATCCCCAAATTTGTTTCTACTTTTTCAACTACAGGCTCAGTTTTCACATCACCTACTTTTTCAGCCTTAGGTTCAATCGCAGGTGCAGTATTTTTGGTAATTTCCTCATCCACAGCAGGCTTAGATGCTGGCGGTGTCGGCATCAATGCAAATGCAACAAAGCCAAGAATTAACCACCCAAAACTGATCATTCTTGCGGTTTTGCTGTAACCCTTTCTTAAGGTAAACCAAGCAAAAATTAAAGGAATTAAAAAAATCCCAATAGCTAAAGGGATTGATACTTTTTTATTTTCAAAATTATTCATAAAGTCAGTTATTTATAAAAAATAGTACCTCACTATATTGACATAACACCTCACTATCGGCAACATGTAAAAGCACAGCAAAATCTGTGTGCAGGCGTGAGAACCTGAAATTTTACTCTGAGCGCATAAAATATCGTCGCTTAAGCGGCTATTTTTTTGCCTAAAAAGTCTGATCGGCTATACTCGTTATGGTAGATCGGGCAGGGCAGCCGTAAGGCTGGCCGTTCTCAGAGTACGGTATTCTCACCCCTGTTCGGTCTGCCACCATTCCGTGAGAAGAATGGCGGTAGGTTTGCAAAAAACTTACTCTGAGTAACTGTCATGAAAAATCAAATTCAAGTCCGTACCCGTACACCTGCACATTCAAAAAATGCTCACATCATCGAGCACACTCCAATTTACGACTTAGCTGCCTTCGAGCAACGCTTAAAGAAACGTAAAACTCAAAAACTTCTCAAAAATACATTCGCAGGGCTAGCCCAAATTTGTATGGCAGTGCTAACGTTCTCCATTCTTTTTTTAGGGGAATAAGTACATGAATCAAAATACAAATATTATCCCTTATGTCCCCATAGCTTCGCGTGTACAGGCCAGCAGTGCGAAAAGTCAGCTCTTATGTGAAAAGCTGTTTGAATTAATTGATCGGTGTGTAAAAGCGCAGATATCTTTTAACCATGACACAGCAAAAGGACTGCTTTCAGTTTGTCCCGATCAGTTGAATGATTTACTCAATGAACTATCTAAAAGTGATCAATCGACCAAAGAATTAGATGTTGACGTCTTAAAACAGTCGCTAAATGACTTGATATATCCTAAGTTTAACGGAGAACTTACGGTCATAAGTCCCATTTGGAACAATGAAGAGGTACGTGTTTGGCAATTTCAATTAAATCAAATTGATAGAGCTAATCACATGCAAACACTTGATAAAGAACTACTTATAGACCAAACATTGTCCGATCTTCGCATTTGGAGACAGTCACTTGAAGCAGCGGGGAACGACAAAGACGTAACCTATAGCAATAATGATTTAATTTATAAGCTCATGGCGCTCGAATTTAACTTAGCGCAAGTTCAGAGCCAAATAGAGGAATAAGAAAAAAGCCCACTGCAGAGTGGGCTTTTTATTTGGCTATCATTTTTTGTTTTCCGATTCCTTGGCCATAACTTTACTCAGTCCAAGTAGTGCTTCTTGAGCTTCAGGGCTTATTTGTCTGTAAGCCTTTAATAACAAGCTTTCCTCACTGGTCAGTCCTGAAAACTCGGGATCAATACCAAGCAGCACATAACGAATATCAATGCCTTGTTCATGCAGTTTAGCTAAGTACACCCATTGATCTGGAACTTTATTACGCACGTAATTTCCAAGCGTATTTTCATGCGCTCCGATATCACGGCTCAGTGATTTTGCACGCAAATTATTTCTTTCTAGTTCCGATTTAAAGCGATCAGAAATGATGGCTGACAGCTCATCATAGTTTTCGGACATATATTTCACCGATACATATTGATAGACTAAATATTTATGCTATAGTGACCCTTAGCACATCACTATAACCGTAGGATACTGTATGGGTACAGAAACTTCACCCCAAAATCATCGCCCCAGATCAAAAAAGATCACAGGTGGGCGTGTCCGCTTCAACGTTTATCTCCCCAAAGAAGAAGCTGACGAAATCAACAAAATGGCAGAACAAACTGATCAAAGCCAATCAAGCATTATCGCCAAGTTTTATATGCAAGGTAAAAGCACCAAACAAGAGGGATAAATCCATGTCTTTACAACATCGTCGTATTAAAAAACAGCCTCGTGATAACCGATTCAGTATCAACTTAACCAACGATGAAACAAGCTTACTCACAGCAGCATCGAATCTCTCTGGTATAGAAATCAGCGTGCTGATTCGCCAAATGGCAATGAAGCAAGCGATCCACACTTTAGTCGATGATTCTGATGACGATTTTAATTTGTACAAGATATTAAGTGAAGGCGCGAAAAAACAGCTTTCTAGGAGCTGAAGCAATGCTCAAACATGAAATTGCACTCACAAAGCAAGAATTAAAAATCTTGCAAGAAGTGCAACAGCAGTTGGGGCTTCCCTCAATTGAAGCAACTATCGAATTCCTAGCCAGAGAACGTATTCAAGAAAAAATGCTCGATTTGGCTGGGGAAGAAATTAAACGTAAACGGCATTTGTAATAAGGCAAATCAATCAAATGATGTTCCCAGAAACACAAAGACAAGTTGAACAAAAACTTGAGCATGTTTATGGCTTTAAACGTAAGCCCTCTACAAATGGCGACAAACTTCGTGGCAGATGTCCTGACTGTAACCACAAAGAATCATCAGCTTGGGCATTTGCCGAAGAACCGTGGATAGTTTTCTGTCCACGTAAAAATGAATGCGGGCATGAAAATCATGTCCGTGACCTTTTTCCTGAACTTTTTGAAAAGTGGGAAAAACGCTTTGAACCGACACCTGAAGATCCTTTACGTACTGTTAACGCGTATTTAATTGAGGAAAGAGGTTTTCCATTAGAACAATTAAAAGGCTTGTATGCACAAGAGTCCATTACCCGCTATAAGCCTAAAAAAACCACATCAATAACCTTACGTTTTCCCATTACGGATGAACAAGGTAATGAGGGATGGTGGCAGCGCGTATTGGATCAACAGGAAGTCTTGCCTAAAACGTCTTTTAAAGAAGATTGGTCGTCAATGGGGCATGCTTGGCTCACACCAAATACCAATTATTTAGAGTCGAAAGAAATTTGGATTACTGAAGGCATATTCGACACCATCGCATTATGGTTTTCAGGCATTACCAGTTGTTCAGCCCTAACTTGCAATAATTACCCTTCCATTTTTTTAAATGAAATTGCACAAAAATGTACTGAAGCGGGTAGTGATTTTCCTAAGCTGGTTTGGGCGTTTGACAACGATGAAGCAGGTCATAAAGGTATTTTTAAAAATATCGAACTTGCACAAGCAGACGGTTTCGAATGTGAAGTTGCTTTGCCACCGGGTGGACGTAAAAAACAGGACTGGAACGATTTATATAAACAAGATCGACTGAAGTTCAGCGACTTAGAAACATATAAATATTACGGTGCTTTACTTGTTGCAGAGAAGGCTGTTGATAAAGGCATACTTATCTACAAGCATAAAGGCATGAAATCTTTTCCTTTTGACTTTAAAAATCAAGTGTATTGGTTCAAGTTGGACATGGACAAATATGACGATTACATGAAAGGTCTACATGCTACAGATGACAATTCAGACTGGGCACAAGAAGAAAAAGACCTACTCATTGCCGAGCGCAGAGACTCAGCATTGGAACATGCGTCAACAGTAGAAATTATGATGGAATGCCGTCCCTACGGTCTGTATTACCAATATCAAAAGGAAATTGATGAAGCTTCATATTTTTTTAAAGTCGATTTTCCCCGTGGTGGCCAAACGATTAAAAACACTTTTACTTCATCACAAATCACATCTGCAGGTGCATTCGGTGAACGTCTAACGCACATTGCACCGGGTGTATTTTATGAGGGGAATAGTAAGCAGCTACTCGCATTTCTTAAAAGGGAACTGCGCGACATCAAACGAGTTGAACTCATTAATTACGTTGGTTATCACAAAGAACATCAAACCTATGTTTTGTGTGACATTGCAGTCCAAAACGGTCGACGTTTTAAAATTAATAAAGAGGAATACTTTGAACTCCCACGAAAAACCAACTTAAAAGCACGTGCACCGTTTCAATTAGAAATTAACAACAATGCCAGTGACTACACCGATGCTTGGGTCAAGGATCTGCTCGATGCCTATGATGTTCGCGGGATGGTGGCATTAACGGCATTTTTTGGAAGCCTTTTTGCACAGCAAATCCGAAGCATGCACAAATCATTTCCATTTATAGAATTGGTGGGTGAACCAGGAACTGGTAAATCGACTTTGCTTTCATTTTTATGGAAGTTATTTGGTCGCTCAAACTATGAAGGTATCGACCCAAGTAAATCATCTATATCAGGCTTATTACGTACCTTCAGACAGGTTTCCAATTTACCTGTAGTTTTACTCGAATCAGACCGTGAAGGGGACAAAGGCACAGTAAAACAGTTCGATTGGAACGCACTAAAAACCCTATATGACAATGGCTCACTTGGTGCAAAAGGGGTTAAAAATGGCGGGAATGAAACCTATGAACCGCCATTTATGGGGACTTTGGTGATCAGCCAAAATGCTGAAATTGTGTCTACAGAAGCAGTGATGGGACGTATTGTTCAGTACAAATTCACTAAAGAGCAAATGTCTAAAAAAGGCTTATACGCCTCTCGTAACCTTGAGCGATATGAACAGTCTCAAATCAGCCAGTTCATTTTACTTTGTATCGAAAAGGAAAATGCCGTACTCGAATCCTACCGCTTGGGCATGGAAAGATACGACGAAATACTTCACCAAGAAAAATACAACGTTAAAAGTTCGCGTGTGATTCATAACCATGCCCAACTTTTGGCGTTATTCGATGCGATGTGTACCCATGTTTTAAAAGACTTAATTCCAAACGATGTACAACAAAAGGTGCGTGATGAATTATTTGGCATGGCACAGAACCGAGACAAGGTACTCAAGTCAGATCCAATCATTGTCCAAAACTTCTGGAACACCGTCGAAGAAATGGAAGATGCCATCAAGATTCCGACTAACCAAGAAACCGTACTGAACCACTCAGCCAAATCAGATTTATTCGCAATTAACTTTGCACATTTATACAGAGTCGCAGCAGATTACCGCTACTCACTGCCTGAAGTAAATGAACTTCAAAATGCGCTGCGTCACAGTTTGCACTACCGCTTTGTTGAAGCAAATAAAGCCATACAAAGCAAAATTAGCAGTACCACCAAACGCTGTTGGATTTTTGAAAAACCAACTTCACAACGGGATTAATCCCAAAACTTAACTAAGGAAAACACCATGAATAAAGCCATTTATCAACTACATATTTCTACCCCATCATGTATGAAAGCCTCTTTGCCTGTATCTGATGAAGTTGCCAATTATTTATCAACACGTTTGGTCAATCATGGCTCAATTGAAAGAAAAGAGCTATTACAACAAATTGGCTATCCAAAAGGTGTTGGTAGTAAAAGTGGGTCATTTTTGGACAGTGTTTATAATTTTGCAAATGCCATTTTAGCTGAATCGAATTCACCAACATTTACAGTTCAAATTGAAGCAATTCCTGCTCATCAGAAAATTTTTAAATCATCAGATGATCTACCAATTGCCAATAAACCTTTAATTGTCGTGTTTAAAGATAAAGACATTATCAGTGCTGAATATTGCAATAAACACAATGCATGGCATACAGAGCAAGGCAATATAAATGCTCGCCAAATTCATCAATGGGCATATGCAGAGGATTTTTACAATCAGTTGAACCTTCCTCAATTTCCAGAACGTTCTAAACGCCCTGATTCATCAGAAATTTTTAAAAGCTTAAAAGGTTTATTGGATGCATTATCCGAGGCTTCGGTTGAGGTTCATGTGCGCAAAGCAGATTCAAATGACAACAGTTTGAAAGATATGTTGGATGAAGTATTTGGAGAAAAATCAGATATTTTCAAATCAAATTCTAAACACTAATTTTTAAAAGCACACATACAGAAGCGGCCACTCCTGTATGTGTCACATCAATCAGTTGGAGAACCAAATAATGCAAAACGATTCTAACCTACAAAACGTTTCTGCCAAAACTTCAGCGTCAAACGCTGTGCTAACACCTGAGTTAATTCATCCGAATTTCTTCAAAATGAAAAAGACTCACCCGCATACCAGTTTTAAACGTCAGGCGAACTTTAAAGATTCAGTGGCTTTAACTGCAAGTGACATCGAACACCGCAAGCGTTGGGCAAATCGCCAATTGTCAAAATTGGTGCATAACCCAAGCACTGCAGTACTGGGAGCATAGTCCATGTCTAAATATCGTTGTAACTGTGGTGGTTTAATCCTTCCAAATTTTGAAGCCTACCAAGTGGGCGATGAAGTGAATTTCATGATTCAAAAACGCAGAAATATAGGCAATGGGCATATTGCTGTAAGCCAAAAAGCGCACAGTGGAAAAATCACCGAAATTAAAGGTGATGAAATTACGGTGAAAGCACCTGTTCGTACATACCAACTTAATCGTTTTGAAATTACTCCAAAGGATGCACCTGGTCCTATTGAATATTTCCGTATTGGCAGATGCCGTTGTGAGTTAGATCAAAAGGAGTTAACAGCGTGAATTTCAATTTTAAAAATGCCTTGCTCTTGAACCTAGTCTTTTCTTGCGTAATTTCTTCTGTGATTTTAATGCTTGGGGAAAAACAATGAATCCTAAAAAATTAAATGCACTTCGAGCTAAACAACAGGCTGAACTGAAACAGAAACAAGATGCAGCTGCTCAGGGCCCTTATGAATTAAGTATGGAATTCTGTGTCGATGAAGTGAATGAAACCGTTGAACAGCACCGCGAAGAAACAGGCTTAGAAGATACTGAACAAACTCCAGAGCACGTAGCTTACTCAGTATATAAAGGCGATTTAATCATTTGCCTGAAAAATATATTAATTCCACTGGAACAAGAATGGCATTTAGGGGTGGACAGTCATTTTTACAACCCTGAAACGGAAGAAGTGATGTCAGTGCCGGTGCAATTCCAAATGCCAAAAATGTCGTTTAACGAGTTCAAATTTGGCAGCACTTTAACGGTCGATCGTGGGCATGGTCTAAAAACCCGCTGGAAAGGGATCAACAGCGAACTAAATGAAATTTTACTTTCAGATGTGCCAGTTGGTTTTGATCGAGTGCGAAGTGATGCAAAACTTTCGTGCGTCACTGGTTTTACAGATTACGCATGCTTAAAAGAGTTCAACTTTGTGAAAAAAATTATCCGTGAGCAGGGCTTAAACGGAATCCAAAAGTTGAATGAAGCCATGAAACAAAATCAAATTCAGCAGGTGGCATAATGGGTATTAAAAAATTAGTAACGATTACTGTAGAAGCGCAAATAGAAATTGAACTTGCAGATTGGGCAGCTAATCCAACTGCAGAAGATATTGAAAGTGTTAATTACTGTGGCTTCGATGTTAAGAATTCAGATGATATTTATGCCACTGCTGGACGTCTTATTTTGAATGGATATGCAAATTCTAATAACGATGTTTTTGGTGTTATTCATCATTCATGGAGCAAAAACACAGTACCAAATGCTGAAAATGAATCCTTTCATAAGATCAATTATATCTACGTTGAACATGTCGATATTCAAGAAATGGGGCAGGAGCAACCGAAATGAATTTTCAAGCGATCGCAATTGCCCGCCAAGCAATCACAGACAAACATGGTACCCAAAAACCACAACTAACTTTTGGTGGTGAAATGCCTTGCCCAATTTGTAGTGCAGGGAAATTGAGTTATCAAATTAGTGCAGTAAATGGACATATCGCAGCTAAGTGCGAAACTGAAAACTGTGTGCAGTGGATGGAATAATCATGACAGCATTAATTTTTGATACAGAAACCCACAAATTGCATGGCGATATTATTGAAGCTGCAGGGATGGGTGTAGTTTTTCATGAAATTGGCGGGAATATTCCATTAATTCCAACTCAATTCGACTTCACAAAACGCTTTAAACCAAGTGAGCCTATTAATATTGGTGCGATGGCTGTACACCACATCGTCGATGAGGACTTAGTCAAATGCCCATCTTTCACTAAGTTCAAATTTCCGAAGGACATTGGTGTTGAATATTTGATTGGCCACAATATTGATTATGACATTGCAGCAGTTAATCGAGCTGGAACTTCAACGAATGGCATCAAAGCAATTTGTACATTAGCGATGGCTCGTTATTTATGGCCAAAGTTAGAATCGCATAATTTAACAGCTTTGGCATATCAGGTAAGCTCCGATCGCAAGGCAACTAGACGTGGTCTTAAAAATGCACATTCAGCATTAAATGACTGTAAAACGACATATTCACTTTTAGTGGCAATTGTCCGTGAAACTAAAATTTCGTCTTTTGAAGAGTTATTCGATTTCTCTGAAAGTGCTAGGTATCCAACCCATATTTTTTATGGGAAGTATAAGAGCACTTCAATTAAGGATTTAGAGGATAAAAATATTCACTGGCTGCTTGGTAAAACGGATGATCCCTATCTAAAAATATCTTTAGAAAATGAACTCCTTGCTCGAAGCAGCATAGACGAACAAAACGAGCTACCTTTCAACTAATTTGAGCACCTTTCACGCACCTCCGCTCGGAGGTGCGTTCCTCTAAAATATCCCTCATATTTTTTAAATACTTAAATGTAGGTTTTCCATGTCCGCAGGATTAGAAGTTCGTGGCAAAAGCATGCGAATTTGGATGAAAACACATCCATCAGAACCCGTGATTAAAGAAACTTTAATCTGGCCATTTACACCAGAGAACGTTGAGAAAGCCAAAAAATTGGCTGAATTAATTAAACTCGAGATTGAGTTAGACCAATTCAATTTAGCCAAGCATTTCCCTAACTCAAGACATTTGAAAAAGAATCAAATGTCTTACTACATTGCTCAGTACAAAGAAATGATCCGCTGGGAAGTTGCACCAAGTACGTTTGATGGCTATTACAGCCACATCAAGAAACATGTCACGCCACGTTGGGCTAAGATCCATCCGAAAGACATCGACACGGCAGCCGTGAAAAAATGGATCAATGAGTTAAAAGAAAACCTTGCACCCAAAACCATTCGCGAGGTGATTACCCGGCTTGCGTCTATTCATGAACTATGGCGACAGGAAAATAAAATTCCCTATAACCCATTTGAAAATATTGTCATTAAGCAATTGGACAATCTTGAGCCAGACCCATTCTCCAAAACTGAGATTTCAATGATTTTGGGAACTATGGCCAACCAAGATATACAAAATTTACTGCCTTGTATTTTTTGGACAGGCTTATCAATCTCTGAACAGATCTCTATTGCATGGGAAGACATAAACCTCGAAAAAGGCACAATACAGGTCAATCGCAATCATGTTAAAGGATTGCACAAAGTCACTAAAAATCGCCGCAGAAAGCGCGAAATTAAGCTATTACAGCCCGCAATTCAGGCACTACGTAGACAGTATGTAATAACAGGCAATCGTTACGCTCAAGTTGTAAATGTTCTACAACGGGATAACCGAACATATAAGCAGGAACGACTGCATTTTGTTTGGATCAATCAAGAGTACGATCGACCTTTTAATTATTATGAATTGCGCTACATCTGGAGAAGGCATTTAAAAAAGGCCAGTGTGCGATACCGTGGAATTAATCAGGGGAGACACACGTTCGCAAGTCAATTATTGTCTTCAGGGCAGGTGCCACCAGAATGGATTGCAGATCAGCTTGGCCATAGTGATACATCAATGATTTATAAACACTATGGAAAACTCATAGCCGAAGATATTCCCGACTACTTAACCAAGATCAATAATTACATTAACCAGTGATTTAAATTACTGGGATCTTACTCCATATCTTACTTGGAGATTTTTATATAAGTGCCTAATTATCTAGGCACTTTTTTTTGGCTATTACTTTATTACTCGATAAGCAAATAGGGTGCTTAATTAAAAACAGAACAAAACCTAAACCTTATTTTTCTAATACTGAAGCATGGCAGTACCTGGTCGAAGGACATAATTCCCATATAAAGCCTATAAACAACCCTGTATTTCACTAAGTCATTAAATTGTATGAGTAAAGTTTAGGTTTTATCTTGGGTTCGAGTCCCGCTGAGCGCACCATTTTTTTTATTTTCCTTTCTGAAGCTATATTAAAAATACAGTTTTAAGCTCTATTTTCATTTCACTCAAAGCTACCTTCGTTATATTTCTTGCAACAATTTAAATGTTTATTGTTGCTCTATGACGACACTAGCTATTTGCAATAAATCTAAGTGTTGTAACTAATCATGGCGACTCTGTTACCGTATATGACGTAAATTGATCGAATTTATATAGAACAAGTAATTGGTTTGAATCAGTTTTTGTACGCTTAAAGCTTAGAAAATTTTATTTTCCAAGGCAAAATATTAAAAATTTAGTGCATGCGTTAGCATATGGAAGCCCGTGTATTTTTAGATATGGGCAAAATTTTAGTATCGATTGATGCAATTACATGAACTGATAAGACAATGTGCTTAGTACTGGTCTAGCTATAACAAATCGTGTTCGGCGCAGCATTTGATTATCATAAAAAATGACAAAATGATTAAAGTATTCCATCCAGTCACTTACGCGGGTTGATGTGTATTAAATTGTGATTTATGTCACTAATGTGATTTTATTTTGAGATAAATACTATAAAAATTAACTTTGTACACGACAAAAAAAGATAACTCATTGAAATAATGGCATAATACTTGTTTTCTGACGACGAATATGATGACACATTTCAATGAGTTACATCTCATCTTAAA